TTAATATATTTTGCAATCCTTCTTTAATATCTTCATTTACAACCTTATACTTTTCATATCCCAATACTTTATTCATGTCTGGAATAACGAACTCAGCCTTAGTAGTATAGTCTGCAACAAGAACGCGACCAACTGACTGATTGGTCAAAAGGCTTTGCATTGCTTTAATGTTTTTATGATTGATGCCACCCTTCGATGGCTCAGTACCCATAGTAATCAATAGAATAACATTCTCAATCGTGCGGCAAATAGCTTGATCAATCTTTTTCATTTCCATTTTGAAATTTATATCATCAAGAACCGCAAATCCAAAAGGTACAGCAAAAGGTTCGTAGTCCTGCTTCTTATAAAAAGAATATATAATATTAGTGGGATTTATTTGTATCTTTAATCCATCTCTTGACCATTGTCCATTAGTAATTTTGTCTTTAGTCTCATTATCCAAACTGTCAAAAACCATTTTATCATGTTCGTTCTTTGGTGAGCGAAGTCTTTCTAATTCATATTCAGAAAGTATCTTTTGATAAACGACTTGATTCCAAGAGCTTGTGTGATTAGTTGTTAAATAAAATGGATTAAGAAGAATATATTGAACAGGAATTAAATTCTTTACATCATATGGAGTTGGATAATTATATAATTTAACATCTGTATTATATGATGCTCCATCGTATGATGCATATGTTTCTAAAATCTTTTGAAAGTCATCAATTTCAAATTTAGCGTTTATTTTATAAAAGAAAACGTTACCACTACGATAGTATTCACGAAAATACTGATCTTTTACGTTCCACATTCTTGTGTACTTCATCCACTTTGCAAAAAAATCTTTAGCTTTCTGACTTCCGCCTTCAAGGTATATTTCTGCGTTGGCAAATTCAGACATTATATCAACAGCATTTCTAAAAATAGCTACATTAGCATAAGCTTTTTGGCAAAGCTCAATTGCATCGCGAATATTGTATCCATTTATCGAAAATTCGAAAGGCAACAAACCTTCTCTGATGTTGCCATATTTATAAATTTTTGGCCCTATATAAGCCAAATTTCTTCGCAAATTAGTAGACTCTCCTGATCCAGCCCTTTCATAAGCTGAAGCTTTCGATTCTTGTTGATAAAACGGATCACCAACTAAAGAAGGTTCAGATGCCGCTTCTTTCAACATATCTTCAAGAGGTGCATTTTGACCTTCTTGAGCTTTAGAAAATTTATCCCAATAATCTGATCTTTTATTATATTTGCGACTCATGTTAATAATAGTTACACATTGTCACTTTAAAAGTGACTTTTTAACTTTTAAGCAATAAACATTGGTTCAAAAGTTTCTGTCATATCTTCAACATGAGTATTATTCATATCAAAATATACCTTAGATAACCAATTACCTAATACTAATGCTGAGTAACTATCTTTTCTAGGTTTATCTGGTCCAGACTTGCGTTTTAAATTTGCTGGAAGATCGAAGTTTTGCATACCTTGAGCAGATGTTGTTATTTGTATAAGAGCGCATTCAGTTTTTGTTAACAAAATCATGTCTGATAAATGCTCTACAAAGTCAATCATCTTAGCTTCTTCATTTTCTTTCTCAGTATCTAAAGCGTTTGAGAATTTTAGATCTGTTATGCCAATATGCTTTTTAGTCTGACTTCTGAAGTTATCATCAATAGCGCGACTGGCAAAATATGTACGACGATGATCGAAATTAGCTTGCAACATTTCGTTTGCTAATCGTATCCAACCAGAAGTAGGCTTTCTCAAGAAAACATATTTATAATCTGATTTGTTATATTCGCTTTTTGCAGAATATAAGTTCTGAGCATACTCTTCTGGCCTCTCAAATTCAGTTACCATTGATTTTAAATTAATTTTAGCATCCTTGAATAGCTCACTTTCATTGCAAGAATTCATGAACTGAACGCCGCCGTTATAGTCCATACAAATCGCCACAACATTGAAGTTCTGCAATAGATATAAGAAATATTTAATATGATCTTTTAGCGAAGATCCTGATAGAGCGTAAGAATGCACCAATGTATTGATTTGTTTTTCGTTATTAACTTTTAAAACTTGAATGGCAAAATCGTCAGACGATTCTGTTTCCGACCAAGAAGGGTCAACCGCTAATATATATTCATCTTCAGGATTTCCTACTACTTCAATAGCAGGAAGCTCACCATCAGGTACTGTGCATAACGCCATTTTAGATATTTTAAAATATCCTGAACTATCATCACTAAATTGTGCGCCGAACTCACGCAAGAATTGAGACTCACTCATTGTAGCTTTAGCCTGATTAATAAGATTCTGATCGTATAGTTGCAATGGAGCGCAATCATAAGAAAACTGCATGATGCAACGCTTAGTCTTTTCTTTATTCTTTGGGTTAAATATCAGGTTCTCGTATTGTTCGTAAAGCTTATATAAATATTCGAATTTAAAAGAAGCCGATGACAAAGCAATCAATTTATTATTAGGCCATATATATCTATCGTCCTCAGTCATTTCGCCTTTAGCAATCAATTGAGTTTCAAGATTATATAACTCTTCTCTTTGCGTAGGATTTTGAACTACAGACAAGAATGGTACAATAACTTCATTATAAATACGTTCTGGCATCAATAAAAACTCGTCAATAATAATACGATGAAAGCGAAAACCACGAAGCTTTTCGCCATCACCCAAAGGCAATGCACGAATACGGCTTTTACCAATTTCCATGACCCATTCATCATTAGACTTTGATACTTTTGTAATACATTGTTTTAAAAGATAAGCATCTGGCTTGGCAGCAATATCTTCTATCTTTTTAAATATCATTTTTGACTGACGAAATGAACGAGACAAAATACCAGTTTCAATTCCTTGATTTAATATAGCATCAAGCACAGCATAAATACCAGTCGTATAAGATTTACTCATACCACGCGACCATACTCCTAAAAAATAATCACTTTCCAACATCGCTTTAATAGCCATATGTTGAAAAGGAAATAATTTGACTCCAGTTATTAGATCAGTAGCGAAAGTCGTGTTGTTGCGAAGAAATTGATAAAACAATAACTTCGCTTCACGCTCTTCTATATAACCAGGAATCTTAGCTAATTCCTCATTGGAAATTAACCGCGACTTCCTTAATGCTTGATTGCCTGTTTCCCAGCTCATTGTCTAAAAAGTATTGAATATCTACCTGCCATAGTAACTTACCATGATACAGCAATTTAGGTATAATATCTAAAGATTTATTTCTGCTACCAGTAAATATAAACTGTATATGTCTAGGATATTTATGACATAAGTTACGCATATTATGAAAAACATATTCTAAATTTGTTTTTCTATTATACTTGCGCTGGTTTATTAAAATATTATTTATGCTAGACTCAACAACCACAAATAAATAACAATTTAATTCAACGGCTTTAATTAATTCTCTTTCAAATCTTTCTATTCCAGAAGCCATCGTGCCAAGAAAGTCAGATTCACTTTTTCTATCAACGAAAGTATTAGTAAAATACTTTTTATCAGCAATTAAATAATCGCCTACGAATATTTTCTCAATTTTAGATTTAGGAAACTCCAAAGCATCCTGCTCTCTTGTATCAACTAAGATAGGTAAATGAGATACATTTGTTTTATTAAAAGCTTCTGGCAAATTTTTATTATATAGAGGTTCAATATTTAGTAGCTTACACGCGCCTGTGTATGAATTAAAATATTTTTTATAAATATTTAAACTTGGTAGGTTAAGAGTGATCAACTCATTATGAAATGGCGCAAAATGATATTGTTTTTCATCAATTCTCTTTTTTAATAATTCAATGCATTTTGTTTTGACTGTTTCCTCGTTAGATGCAGCCTCCCATTTCAAAAACTCAGTATAATCAAGAAACTCTGTTTCAAAATACTGTTTCTTATTTTTAAAAGGTATTTGTTGACGATAATAAAGAGAATATCTTGGATAATATTTACAATAATACTCGGCTTGATAAAGATTATGCTTTTTTAAATGAGCATGAAAAGATTTATCGTTATTATAATACTCGCTACAGACTTTACACTGAATCATATAGCATCTTCTTTAGAAATTCCTAAAATTCTAGATTTCCATGAAGACATACTCTCTAATCTATCAGCTTCTTCCTTAATTGTTCTCTTTTGCATGTCAGCAATCTGTATCATCATCTTGCGCTCTTGCTCATCTTGGAATAGTTCTACAAGATTAAGGATAGAAGCATTCTTCTGATGCGTTTGTTCCACTCTCTTTGAGCGTTCACCATTCAGCTTCTGAATACTTTTATCAATACGACCAGCACATTGATTATATTCTTCAGAGATAGTCTTAAGAACTTCAGTTAGACGCATGGTAAAATCTTTTTGATCTTGCGTCTCATTGAACATGTCATTTATCTTATTCTTTTTTATATCGATCTGACGTAGATTAATATAATCCATGCACACATTTATGTATAAATTAATTTCATCAATCGTGAGATCTGGTTTATCCCACACAGATCGAACAAACTCCGCTTCGAATAATTCTTTGTCTGTAGAGCTATTATAAGAGTCATAGTTACCAACAAATCGTGGACTAGATAAATAAGTCAATAATTTTTCCATGCACTTTCTATGTTGCAAAGATAATTTTTCTTCAGAAATATTTTGGCCGCACCATTTATTAGCTTTATTTATTACAGTTTTGATAGAACGGGGTACTGAATACTTATCTCCAACCCCAGATTCGTTATCTACTAAATGATCTGGATATTTTTCTTTAATATACTTTTGAACAGCGCGATATTCTGCTGTAATAAAAATATTTAAATTCTCAACGCCTACAAACTTCTCATGAAATATCAGTTCTGTAACTTGTCTTGGTGTAATTCCTGTTTTTATATTTTGATCAATAAATTCACAATTTTCTTTTGATAGTATTTCTACTGTCTGCGTAGGCTTTGGCTTTTCTTGTTTTTTAGAGAAGCCAGTTGAGATTAAAAAATCTCTTACAGCTTTAGCTTCTTTAGCTCTGCCAGTCAGATCTTCACGATTAAAAACAAGATTAGCTAATACAACATAATCCTGTATACCTTCGTTAATTTTTCTTAAAATAAATGCTTTATTGTCGTCTGTTAACATATTAAGAAGAGAATATATCGTTATCTTTTAATAAATTTTGAGCCTTAATATACAACATTTTTTTCAAATTTTTTATTTGCTTGTAACCCGCTTTTCTACCCTTTTCTGATGTCTTAAACTTTAAAATTTTAGCAACCTGATCATCAGTTAAATTATCTACAAAAAACATTTTATAAACAAAATAATGTTTATCACTTAATGAACTCTTCATCAAATCATGTAATTTATTTTCCGCTAATTTATAATCATGATTCATTGTTGATTCAACATTCATAAAATAATTTTTATGGTTTTCTAAACTAACTGTTATTTTTACATCGTATGCTGATTTTTTTATCTTTTCCCATTTAGCATACAAAGGACATTCATTACATTGCTTTCCATTTGTAGTGAATCCACAAGACATTTCAGCACCTGAATCACCTTCTTTATTTTGATTAAATGGACAAGATAAACATGGTCTAGCAAAACTAGTATAATTATTGCGGATTATGTTTCTAATCTGATTTGTGACTATACGATTCACCCAAGGCTCAATGGCTCGCGATTGATCCCATAAATGCCACTTTTTATAGATATGAACTTTTATTATTTGTTCTATATCTTCAAAATCAAACCAAGTAATCGCTTTTAACTTCCATTTATTTTTTCGCTTTTTGATTACTTGGTCTATTATTTCATACATGTCTTCAAATTTTTTCTTTTTACGATTCATCTATATCTTGGATTGGGCGCGAACTACATTCCTTCAAAGATTGACTTAAAAATTCTTCTTTGCTTAGTCTTCTGTAATTAGAATTTCGCCTAGACACTATTCTTTCACTTGGGTCTACTGGTGGAGCATTGAACAAATCTTTTCCTGAGTACTTATTACCTGCTGGCTTTTCAATTTCATAGTGTAATTTAGAAGGTCTTACAAATGTTGTTGGAATACCATCTTCATCTAGCTCAGAAGTTTGAGCGCGAGAAATATTTCTTTTCTGAATTGGGTTTTGCAAAGTTGGCTTGTTTACATTATTAAATCCCCCTAGAGAATTGCCACAACTTGTGCAAAATTTTGAACCAAGAACGTGTTTTGTTCCACAATTTGAACAGTAAATGTTACTCATATTGTATTATATCAGTGTGTATTTGTTTTATCTAATTTCTTGAACATACTTACAATATATTTTAATATTTCGCTACGCATAATATCTTCTTCGTCAAATTGAAAACAGTAAATACCGCGCTCTTCGCTTTCTTTATTATTAAATAGATCGTATATTCTCATAAAACCAGATTTGTTACCAATATCTGATTGCATTGCGTCTCCACAAATAAACATTTTTGTTCCTTCACCAATACGAGTCAAAAGAGTTACCAATTCTTTATTACTATAATTTTGAGACTCATCTGCGATGATAATTTTATCATTCCAAGTCGCGCCTCTTAGAAAATTAATAGGAAGAGCTTCAATATAACCATTTGTTTCTAAATATTTTGATTGAGACATCGGTAACAATTCATCCAATTTATCATAAAGAGGCATCATAAATGGATTAAACTTTTCATCTACAGTCCCCGGCAAAGATCCCAAAGCTCTTTCTCCAGATTCAGCTATAGTACGAATATATTTGATTTCTGATTTTGGATTTGAATTTAACATGTGCAAAGCGCAATAAACAGCCAAGAAAGTTTTAGAGCTTCCAGCGGGACCATTGATAAAAATAATTTTAGTATTTTTGTCAAAAGCTATCTGAGCGAAACTTTTTTGTTTATCTGTAAGTTTAAATTCTTTAATATTTAATCTAACAAGTTTAAGATGATTATCATCAATATTTTGCTTGATGTCTTCTTTTTCCTTTGGAATTCTTTTCTTTTTGGTTGACATGATATAAATTCAGTTACACTATATTGTATGGTTTTTCACTGTTTGAGCGTACCTTATTCGCCAACTAACAAAAATGTTTCATTATGCGCGTTTGTTCAAAAGGTTTACAAGTTCTGTGACGAAATGACAAAAAGAGGACATACTGTTTATCATTATGGTCATGAAGATTCTATTGTTAACTGCACAGAACATATTAATGTTATTAATAATGATATATTAAAAAACAGTTATGGCAACTTAAATGATTGGAAGACAAAAGGTTTTAATCAAGAAGTAAATGTTGAAGCGGTAAAAATATTTAATAATAATTGCATTGTTGAATTAAATAAAAGAATAAAATCAAATAAAGAATTTATATTATGTTGGTTTGGTTTCGCGCACGAACCTTGTGTTAAACACTTTTATAATAAAGCTATAGTAGTAGAACCAAGTATTGGTTATGATAGCATGTTCGCGCCAATTAAAATATTTGAAACATACGCTCAAATGCACAAAATGCATGGACATTCTGCAACATCGGTTGGTTTGGGATTTGAATACGTCGTTAATCCCGGCTTCGACGCTAACGATTTTATATATAAAAAGGAAAAATCAAATACAGCATTATTTCTTGGTAGAATTATTGAAGAAAAAGGAGCTAAACTGGCTTATGATATTTGCAATCATATAGGTCAAGATATAATTTTTGCAGGACCAAATATTTTAAATCTTGAAGACACAAAGTATTGTAAATTTATAGGATTTGTAGATCCTGTCCAACGAATGCATTTATTAAGCGATGCAAAATTTTTATTGGCTCCTTCGTTATTTATGGAGCCTTGTAATTGGACGGTTATAGAAGCTCAATTTTCAGGAACTCCTACGATAACCACAAATTTTGGCGGATTTACAGAAACAGTTTTACAAGGAGAAACAGGATTTAGATGCTTAACTATAAATGACATAATCTACTCTATTCAAAATATAGACAAACTAATAAACCCTGAAAATTGTTATAAAAATGCTGTTTCTAGATTTGATTTAAAAGCGCAATGCGATTATTATGAATATATTTTTAAATCGTTAATGATATGACAGCATATACATATGGAGTTTATGATTTGTTTCATGTAGGTCATATAAACTTATTTAAAAGAATAAAAGAAAACTGCGATAAATTGATTGTTGGTATTCATAATGACGAGCAAGTTACTACATATAAAGAAAAACCAATAATTTCATATAATGATAGACTAGAAATGATTCGTTGTTGTAAATATGTGGATGAAATATATGAAAACGCAGATTTAATTACTACAGATAGTATATTAAATAAATTAAAAGCTGATTACGTATTTGCTGGACGAGAAAAAGAAGAATACATAAAAAAATACTATCAAGTTTCTCAAAATAAATTAATATTATTAGATAGAACTAGCCATATATGCACTTCTGATATAATTAAAAAAATCATCAAACATCGAAGTATTTAATATCTTCTTTAATAAAAAATTTTATAAAATCATTATAAAATAAAGTATTTTTTTCAGGTAGAAAATTTGAATACACATCATCAAAAATATTTATTTTTTTATCGTTTATATTAATTATACTTCTTCTAACAGTTACTGTTTTAAATATAATTTTTAAATTTTCTATTTGAAAATCTATTTTATCATAATTATTTTCATCTGCATAGAATACGCACTCTCTTAAATGATCTGTATTTCCACCATCTTTTGAAGTGTATTTATGACTAGGCTTAGACCAATCACCATAAACAGTGGTTAAAAATAAATCTGGTCTAAACATTGTTACCAATTCTTTGCTTTCTAATAAGACTTTCTGATTTTTAATTGTTTGAAAACTACAAATTTTTTCATGTATCCATTCAACATGATACATATAATAATTAATATGCCTTTTTACAAATAAAAATAAATCTATTCTATATCTTTGATTGTAAGCAGGATATACGATTAACATAAATCCTTCGCTCTTCCAACTAAAAAGAAAACCTGATTTTTCTAATAATTTTAACACATTGCCTAAGTCATTACAAATAACAGCAAAATCGATATCATTCGATAATAATTTTCCATTATCTCTTAAAGCATTTATCAAAGATCCTCCAATTAAATAACATTTTATATTTTCTTCCAGTATTAGATTTTGAATAAATTTAGCATATTCAACATGTCGAACTGGATCATAATCAAATTCATTCATATTTATTATAACCAATTTTTAATTCAGAAATATTATTATAAAAAAAATTTTTTTGAAAATTTTGTTTTGCTATATATCTTTGATAATTACAATAATCAACATGCTGCGCTGTTACTTCATTATTTTTAGCTTTGTCAACTGCATCAAATGTTAATTCATTGGCCTTTATCATATTTCTATATTCTTCAGAATAAATCATTGATAACCATTTTTCAGAATCAAACTGCTTCTGTAAATGAATATAACATTTTGACCAAGCTTCTATTGCTGAAGAAGATTTTTGCTTTTTAACTTCTAAAATACTTAAATAATCAAAAGCGTAAGCTTCGTCTACCTGTAAAGATATCATGGTGTATTAAAAATTTTTTACTCTTTTATCTAATAAAGAATAACCATCAAATTGACTTGTAATTCTATTTTTTAAAATTCCTATTTTCAAATTATTTTTTTCTGCTATACCATTATACCATCCATCAGCTATATACCAAGGCTCATTAATAAAACTATTTTTAAAAATATGCTTATATTTTTTATTAAACATTATGCACTGAATGCCAATAATTTTATCAGTTATATAACACAATGTTTGATTCTTTATGTATGATATTTCATTAGATTGCAATACTTTTGTTTCCAATGTGTGTTTATCTCCAAAAGAAAAATAAGAAATATCTTCTCTTTGCATTATATTAGCGACTCGCATGATTGTATCATAAAATAAATCGCTAGAAACTTCTAATTTAACATCTCCTTCACAAATTATTAAAAAATCTGTATCATTATCAAACTCATTTATAAAAGCTTTTTTATGCGAACTATAACAACCATAATGTTTATCAGTTAATTTATCTGGTCTTGCATCTTGAGAACCACCAGAAATAAGTTTAGGATATAAGCAGTTATTTTTATAGTCTTCTCCTTGATACGGTTCATTAATATCTAAAACGTATTTAATATTATTATAATTAAAATTATTAAAAGCCATTCTGGACAATTTTTCTGCTTCTGAGTTTATAGTAGTTTGTAAATGAACTATTTTTATTTTTTTATTTTTTTTTAAACCATCTATTAAATCATCTACAACTTCTTTAACCATTTCGAAGCTTATGGTTTTGCTACATTCAAAATTTTTATTTGCAGGACACCATTTCCAATCCGCAGAATTAAATTTATAATTAATGTTGTTGAAACACGCAGTGCAAACATTTGAATTTAATATTCTATAAGGCGTATAAAATTCAAAATCAGAACCAACTGAACCATTTATAGAAACAATCTTCTTGCCTATTGCCCAACTTAACCATGAAAGACCTGAACTTAAACCGATAAAAAATTCGCATCCATTAATAATATCAATTATTTCGTCAAAAGAATGATTACCTGCAAAGTAATTTATATTGTATGGACAAGTATTTCTATATCCCTCTATTCCATAACTATAATGCTTATCAACACATACGACTTTATAACCTAAATTTTTCAAGTAATCAACTGTCTGTATCCATCCATCATTATTGTTCCAATATCTAGATTGAGAAGTTGATTGCGTAGCTATACAAACGTATTTGTTAAAATTTAATTTAAATTCATTTTTAATAGTTACTTTAGATTTTGTTTCAATATAATTTAAACCAAGAATAGAAAACGCTATTTCTTGCAACGATTGAAGTCTCCAATCTTTTCTAAAAAGATCTGTTTTTTCATGATTAAAACATCCTAAACTATATTGAGCATAGTAATCTACATTATTTGATTCGGCATAATCATAAAAATTTATATTAGAATATTCATTAATAAATAAATCTTTTTTTGTAGTATAATAATCAATTTTACAATTGTGTAGTTTTTGAAATTTATCAACCGCAGCCATCCAACAAATTGTATCCCCTAAACTACTCGACTCATTTATTATTTTTATAAATTTATTTTCTAAATTTAAAGTAAAAACCTTTTCAATCCCTAGTTTTAAATTAGTAACAATTATTTTCCACTTGCAAAAATATTTTATTGAACTTGCGGTCCACATGTTGTTATTAATGTTAGATTCAAAATGAGTTATACCTGTTTGCTCATCTATAAATTTAATATTATAAAGTATTTTTTCATCACCAAGTATTTCTATTTTTGGACTTGGATTAAAAGTGCAAATTATATTATTCGGCTCATCATTTAACGAGTAGATTAATGGATTTTTATCATAATTATATTTATATAAATTATTTTTTATATATTGAAAAAAATTATTATTTTCAATAAACGTAACATCATCATTATTCTTGTATTGATCTTTTATAGCAATTAAATTAGATACGAAAGATTTCATTCCCCAAGAAATAGCTTCTTTTAAAGCTATTGGATTTAATTCTTCATACGAAGGCATTACAAATAAATCCATACAAGACATAAATAAATCTACATCAGATCTTTCTCCCCATATTCTACAATTATTTAAATTTTTATTCAAATCACACTCATTAACATAACATTCATTACCAATAAAATGAAATTGCACGTTAGAATCTAAAAACTGACTTGCGACATCAAACGTAAATTTTTGATTTTTATTATTACAAAATAATCCTACTTGTAAAACGTGCATTTTGTTAGGATCAAGACCTAAAGATTTCAAAGTTTTTTCTCTATTCGGTCTATTCTTTTTTTCAATCTGCATTTCAACTAAAATTGTTTTAATATTAGTTTTTTTAGCTATATCATATTGATACTTAGATACTATCCACAATTCATCTGGTATATTTCTTTTGTTTAAAATATCAGTAGTCGCTGAATGAGTTGTTTCATACAATTTATAATTTCTATCTTTAGAATATAAAAAATTTATTACAACATCTGATAGTGGTTTTATTGCAAAATTTTCGCTAAACTCGTTTAAATGAATAACTTCAGGGTTATACTCCTTAATAAAGTTTATAACACTTTCGTTTTTAGAATAAAAAATATTATCATCCTCATAATAAGCGCCTACACTATAAAAATTATCAATACCAACCATATTGATAATAGAATTTCTTTGTATAACGTATGTGTCACTATACAAATTCCATTCTATAACTTTGACAGTATGACCCTGTACTTTAATTTTTTTAATCAACCATTCTAGATATTTAGGAGACCCTCCAGTTGACAAATGAGCGGTTATAAATAAATATTTCATATCAAAAATAGAAACTTTCTTCATGAATTATAGAAGAAAATGATAAATCCTCCACAACGACCGTAATATTTTTTAAATTACTAAATTTTTCATTTAAAGAAATGTAATATTGAATATTTGGAACTATATTTATATTTGTTTGAAAAATTAAATTTTTATTATTAAATATCTTAAACAATAAAATTTTTGTAAATTTTATTTCTTTTATATATATGCAATTATCAGATCTAGAAGGTGATAAACAGAAATCAAAACTATTATTTTCTCCAGATTTTCTTAATATTGGTATTTCTAAATTCCTATATTTCCAAAATAATTCATTAAAAATAAGTTTATCATTTTCATTGTATTTGTACGCGCATTTTGCTCCAATTTCGCCATCATATTTTATATTTTGATTTCTAATCTTTTCTGGAATTCTAGAATCATTATTCAACCAAGTATAATGATCTATATAAGCTATTGATTTTGGAATAGTAATTTTATTATTATTGTTCTGCGTTATTGTATTATTATTATATGTTATATCGTTATCAAAATTAAAACATTTAATTCCATTATGTCTATCCGTCCAATAAATAACATCTTTTTGAAAACCATCTACCCAATAAGGCAATTCAAAAACATAATTTTTAAACTGTATGCAGTATGCATCGTATTGTTTATTAATTTTTATATAGTTTAAAATATTTCTTATATCATTTTCAGAATAAAACTCATCAGCATCAATACACCAGATTAAATCAACTTTTTGGTCATTCATAAAGTTTAACATATATGTTCTACTCTGCTCTTCGCTCCATCTATTATCTTTTCCAGAACTATGAACTAAGAAATCTAAGTCTTTACCTATCAACTTTAATAAAGAATGAGATCCTTTAGCATCTGATTCTTTTATAGATAGATCATATCTACCATTAGTAGAAGCTAAAACTAAATTTAACTCTTCTCTAAGATTCAACCACGGCTGAAAACATTTATCGATGTAATCAGCGCAATTATAAGATGCGAATAAAATGCCAATTTTCATATTATTTTTTATTTTATTAGTTTGATTTTTTAAATGTCCAATATGATAACAAAAAAATTCTTCTGATAATAAATTTATATTATTTATGCAATTTGTATTATTATAAGCTAATTCGAAATCTAAAGAATTTTTAAAAGGACCACCTTTTTTAAAAAAATCAATTTTTGTTAATGAAGGATTTAATGAAAAACAGTTATATTTATAAACCTTCTGATAAAATATCACTGTATTTTCAATTTTATAAATATGAAAATAAAAATTTTTAGGATTTTCTATGAAGCCTTCAAATTTTGAAATAGGTAGATTTAAATTTTTATTACATTCTAATTTTTTAAAATCACTCGTTAAAGAAATTTGGCAGTATTCACTTGTATCCAAAATTTCAATAAAATTTAAAATATCAAAATCGCGAACAAATAAAAAATCATCTTCAAGTATAAAACAATATTTATTTTCTCTTTTTATTATTTCTTGCCTAAATGTTTCACAAATTTCAGCATGATTATTTTTTACTTCATAATCTTTATATATTTTATTTATGTTTATTTCAGGAAGATAATTTTTAATTAAAGATATATAATATTCCCTATGTTCTTTAGTAGATCTATCACTAATCAAAAATAATTCTTTTATTATATTATAGTTTTTACAGTATTTAAAAAAAGAATTAATTGTCTCATCAATAGTTGTATAACTATTTGTTGATACAAATAAACATAAAATCACTTCTTGATTCATAAATACAAAATTTTAATTAAACAATCTATTTTTTGCATAAATCATACCAATTTCATTATTAAAATTATCTGAATATACTTCATAATTAGCAGATTTTAAAAAATTAATGATATCAATTTTCTTTTCATTATGATATTCTAAAATAACTTTTTTAACATTTTTTACAAAAAATTCTTTATTCTCATCCACAAAAATAAACACTTCGCCACCTTCACAATCTATTTTTAAGAAATCTATAAAATCAATTTTATTTATTTTAATAAAATTTTTAAAAGTAATAGTTTTTACAGACAAAATAGCCGCATTATTATAGTGATCTTTAGTATTAGCTTCTGATTCTAATATCTTAGAACATCCACTAGTAATACTATTCTGATCAATTTGTAAAAATGTTCCGCCATCTTTATTTGAAATAGCGTATTGATTTAAAATTAAGTTATCATTGTATTTATAATATTTATTTATTGTATTTATGCAATTTGGATTAGGTTCGCAAGCGTAAATGGTTTTAGCTTTTTTATCATTTGCATATTTAATAAAAGCTCCAACATTAGAACCGATATCTACAACAATATCGTTTTCTTTTATAGATATATCATATTTTTCATATAAATTTTTGCTAAAAATCTCTAGATAACTAAAAAAATCTACATCACAATCAAACAAGTAATTAGAAAATACATTAAAATTTGGTTTTTCATAAATCTGAAATATTTTTTGATAAACCGTTTTGCCAGATAATTCAAAAATAATAGACACATCTTGATGTATATAGTTTTTAGCAAAAATAAAACTAGTCCAAAAATTTATGTTAGGAGCGATATTCTTTAGAATTTCTCTATGTATTATAAATCCATTTTTATTATCAATTATTTTTATTTTAATAGGTGAATCTATTTGTTTTATTAATTTATAATGAATAACATGTTCATTTTTATCAAAATGAGTAACTTCAATATAGTTTTCATTTATTTCGGTAATTATTTGAGAATTATTAATCAATTTCATTTCATTTATTATAGAAATAGGGTCTGGATGACATTCGAATGTATTTTTATTTTCTAAACAATTTATCAAAGGAGGTACTCCTTGAATCGTTTTCCATTCTTTTACTCCATATTTTATATCTGAAGCGCAAAATAAACCACAAGAGCCACTGACGTATTTATATTTATAATCTTGAGAATTATTTCTATATGGTGCGCGAAGCTTATTATTTATAGAAGAACCAAGCTGTATAATATTTGCATCAGTTGTTCCTGCTAGATGCAAAAGACCCGAATCCATTGTTACAAAATATTTGGACTTATTAATAACGTGCCAGCACTGAGAAATATTTAATTTATTAGTTAGGTCTAGACCTATTTTAAAATTTAAATTTTTTGTTGGCTTATCGATATTATAAAAACCAGATTCATGACTATTTTTACCAATTAAAACGACAGAAATATTTTTTTCATTAATTAGATTTATTAAATCTTGCCAATTTTTATCAGAGTAAGTTCTTGAATGCCATGTATTTGCGACATGCAAACAAATATAATTTTGTGGCAAATCTTTTATTTCTATATATTCGTCTGGAACATAATCGTATTCCATTTCTTTTTCATTTAACATAAATCCCAAATCAATAGCATGAAATTGACGAATGTCTATTGTATTATGTTTTTTTTCTATGTTGTGTTGACCACTTTTTACGCCAACGCCAAGAAAAGTATTAAAAATTTCTTTGTAATGTTTTTCATTAATATTTTTTTCAAAAGTTAACACTCTATTAACATAATGATTATTAAGAAACAATTCAGGATGATAAGTAACAACATCTATTTTTTTATTATAGGAATTATAAAGTTTACGCAATGTAGGAGTGGCAGCTAAAGTATCACCTAAAGATACTGAATTTATTTTTAATAGATAGTTATCGCTCATCTGTTCTTTTATATAATTATATTCAGAATCTGAAATTTTACCATGATAAAAACATAGATTTTTTACACTATCTCTTGAAGGAATGCGGCAAAACGTATCAATAAAATAGTCTTCCTGCTTTACATCAGCGAGGCAGTTTAACATTTCTTTTATTTTGTTTAAAGATTTATTTTTATCATATTCATTATATGGTAAATTGATTAGTGATTGAGATAAATCTAGGATATTAGATCTTTTCCATAGTAAACAATTAGCCACTGTCTCTTCATGAAACGGCGCTATACGTCTCCAACCATCTACTATTTCATTTCGAGAACATGTTTGCAACCATTCATATATAAAAGACTCACAATTTTTATTAAATAGAAAAACTCCAGTTTGCAAGTATTGCTTTCTTGAATTGATATCGATATTTAACAACTTCATCAAATCAGCTTCCAAACAATAATTTAAATCATAAGTATTGTTAATAAATGGATCTCCCCTGCCATCTATCATCATAAATTCGTGACAGCCTCTATTAAATAATGGATAGTCTTTTATTAGAGAAGACTTATCAAATATTTTGTCACAACCACTTATTGCCAAACAGTCAGAGTCTAAATAACAATAAGTATTATTAGAGTCTAATTCATTAAATAATAAATCTTTTACTATAAAAGGCTTTAAAAAAACATTATAAGCTTTTACAGCATCTTGCTGTGATGAATATTTAGAATAATTTACTAAATTCTGCAAATAGTTGTTAGATTCTACTCTTATTGGAATTACGTTGTCGAACTTGCACTCATAAGTAAAATCAACAGTATAAAAAATAATTTTATGAGCAGAGAATAAAGACAGTGTCTCAAATAATCTTTCGGCATATTTCAAAAAATTTATATCACAGTGTGTTATATAGTAATTCATTTTATTTAATAAAATACCAAGAAGCAAACCATTCATTAGTCAAACTAAATGAATAGCCATGTTTTTTACAGAATTCATCAACTGCTGGATTAACACCGAACTGTCCTGCATAATTATCAAATTCACCACTAGAAGTTTGCGTCCATATGTGCTTATCTTTTCTATTTTCTGTGTAAGACTCATCAGAATACCAATCCATTTTTAGATAATCATGTCCAGAGAAAACACCACCGCGCCTTAATTTTGGAAACCACGTTTGCATATCTTGCTTAACAAATTCATATTTATGGTTAGCATCAATATAAATAAAATCTAATGATTCATCGGCAAATAATTCCGCTCCATTAACGCTATCACTTCTTATCATGAAACATCTATTTTCATTTCCAGAAATATTATCAAGACACTTATTTATAATAGTTTTATAAGCATGTTGATTAGAAGAGTCTTCATAATCTTTATTGTCTAATGGTCTCCATACATCGACAAGATAAAGTTTGCCTGACCATCGTTTTAAAATTTCATTTGCGTATCCTCCTTCAAAAGATCCAATTTCTACGCCTTTTCCTAATAGTTTATTTTGTTCGAAGATTTTTACTAGCTGTTCTCTTGAAATCATAATTAAATATTTTTAATTTTATCTATGTTGGCGCATGAGTGGCGCACTTCTTTCTTAGCTTCCTTGTATATTATATTGCTGCCAAACTGTTTTGCTAGTGTATTTATAGAAATAGATTTGCCGGTGCCAATATTAAATTTTTTTTGACATCGGCGGCTAAAAATGTAATATGTCAATAAATATG